CTCCGGTCCTATTCCCTACTGTCATATATAATACTGCAAGAATGTTCAATAATGCATATGTCCTAGTAGAAATTAACAACACACCACAGATTGCAGATACCCTACATCAAGATTTAGAGTATGAAAATGTAGTGAAGATTGAGACAGGTAACAAAAAAGCACAAGCCATGGGTACCGGTTTTGGTCGCGGTATTCAAATGGGCATCAAAATGTCACCTCAAGTCAAGAGAATTGGATGCTCAAACTTGAAGACATTGATCGAAAATAACAAACTTATTATTAACGACTTTGATACAATATCGCAACTTACCACTTTTGTATCTAGTTCAAACAGTTTTAGGGCAGAGGAAGGCGCAAATGATGACATAGTTATGACTTTGGTGTTGTTTGCATGGATGACAACCCAACAGTATTTCAAAGAAATCGTAAATCACGACCTCAGAAAACAAATGCAGTTAGAATTATTGAACCAATCGGACGAAGAAATGCCGTCATTTGGATTATTTGATGATGGACAAGATAAGAATTACATACAGGAGGGTGGAGATTTGTGGCTTTCGGAAGAAAATTCGAGAGAATTTGATACCTTTTTCAGAGCATAACTACAAATTCAGCAATTCATAAATATAGTATAGGTTATTGCCAAAATAGCATTATATAAAAAAAACAAGGAGACCAATCATGGCATTTCAAATTTCTCCAGGTGTAAGCATATCAGAGGTCGATTTAACAACAGTCGTTCCTGCGGTATCAACTACAGCCGGCGCATTTGTTGGAGATTTCCAATGGGGACAAGCCAACAAAAGAATTCTAGTAACAAACGAAACCGATTTGGTCAGCCAATTTGGTAAACCATCAGCAAACACAATTGACGGTACACAAAATACAGCGGTATCTTTTTTCTCGGCTGCAAACTTTTTAGCATATGGAAACAACCTTCAAGTTGTTCGGGTAGTCGGTACGGGTTCACTTAATGCTACTTCCGGAAACACAGCAATTTTAATTGGTAATGAAGACAATTATGATGACGGAACAACTGCGAATAGCTTTATGGGCACATTTGGTTCTCGCTATGCTGGCGCATTAGGTAACGCAATTAAAGTTGCAGTATGCACAGCAAATGCAACAAATGGTTTTGCTACTTGGGAATATAAATCAAGTTTTTCTTCTGCTCCAGGTACAACACCAACAGTTGCAAACTACAATTCTGGCGCAAATGACCAAATTCACATTGCGGTTATTGATTCGACAGGCGGAATTACTGGAACTAAAGAAACTGTTCTTGAAATTTTTCCATTTGTTTCCCAATGTACAGATGCAGTTTATGATGATGGTACACCAGCATATTACAAAACTGTAATTCGCAATACTTCAGAATACATTTATGCACTGAATAACACTGCTGCTTTCTCCGCAAATACAGATTCGACATTGTCTGCAAACTCATCATATACACCTGCTTTTGGTAACACCAATTTTACACTTTCAAGAGGAAATTCTGTTGTAGCAACGGGTGCAAATATTCGTTCTGGTTTAGATTTATTTTCCAACGTCGATGAAATTGACATTTCTTTGATTATTACTGGTGATGGCATCGACACAACAACACAAAACTACGCCACAGCTATTGCGGCCGCACGTAAAGATTGTGTTGCATTTGTTTCTCCATTCTATTCAAATGTTGTAGGACAAACCGCAAGTGGCGCAACAACTGCCGTTGCAGCTTGGGCTTCTTCATTGTCCGGTACAAGTTACGCATTTGCTGACTCAGGTTGGAAATATCAATTCGACAAATACAACAATCTTTATCGTTTTATTCCATTGAATGCTGATATGGCAGGTCTCTGCGTTCGCACCGATGAAACTCGTGATCCTTGGTTCTCACCAGCAGGTTACTCCCGCGGTGCAGTTAGGAATGTAGTTAAACTTGCATGGAATCCTAATCAGGCTCAGAGAGATACCATTTATTCTGCCGCAGTTAACCCAGTAATTTCTCAACCAGGTCAAGGAACAATCTTGTTTGGTGACAAAACTCTGACAACACAACCTTCTGCATTCAATCGTATTAACGTTCGTCGTTTGTTCATCGTCTTAGAAAAGTCAATTTCTGAAGCATCTAAGTTTTCATTGTTTGAACTAAATGACGAATTTACTCGTTCACAGTTTATTGCATTGGTTGAACCTTTCTTACGTGACGTTAAAGGTCGCCGTGGAATTTATGACTTCCGTGTTGTTTGTGACAAAACAAATAACACTCAACAAGTTATTGACACAAACAAATTCATTGGTGACATTTACATTAAGCCTGCTCGTTCGATCAATTTCATCCAATTGAATTTTGTTGCAGTTCGTTCTGGTGTAACCTTCGGTGAAATCGTTGGTTCTGTCTAATAAATAACAAGATAAAGAGGAGAAAACCATGGCTTTTAATGTAACAGAATTCAGAGCAAATCTGATTGGTGACGGCGCCCGTCCTAACCTGTTCCAAGTCACAATGACTTTTCCAGCATACACTTTAGACCCAGTAAATTCTGGACAAACACTAACATTTCTTTGCAAGACTGCTCAATTGCCAGGATCATCCGTTGGTACTGTTCCACTTTATTACTTTGGACGTGAGTTAAAATTTGCTGGAAATAGAAACTTTGCGGACTGGACAGTCACAATTATCAATGATGAAAACTTCAAAGTGCGTAAAGCATTCGAAACATGGATGAATGGTATTAATTCACATTCAACTAACGTTCGCAATCCTGTTGCGGTAAATACTCTTGGTTATTCAGTTGATGCTAAAGTAGACCAGTTCAATAAAGCTGGTGAAATAATCAAGTCATATAAGTTTGTTGGAGCTTTCCCAGTAGATTTGTCACCAATTGATTTAGATTGGGGTGCCAACGATTCTATCGAAGAATTCTCGGCAACTCTGGCATATCAATGGTGGGAATCTGATACTACTAGCTAATTATACGGGGGAACATATGTTCCCCCTCATGCATTTTTTGAATTGGATACAAAACTAACATGGCACTAAATCTTTTCGGTTTTCAAATTTCGCGTCAAAAAGCTGATGCTGAACAGCAGTCGGCCAAAACGTTTGCTGCGCCTGCTAATGAAGACGGCGCACTTACAATCTCGTCTGCGGCTTACTATGGAACATATGTTGATCTAGACGGAACTGCAAAAAATGAAGTTGAATTAATTTCTCGTTATAGAGAAATGGCTATGCAACCAGAAATTGAATCTGCTATTGATGATATCGTCAATGAGGCAATCGTACAGACGGATAGTGGAAAGTCTATTCGTATTATTATGGATGACCTGAAACAACCAGAAAAAATCAAGAAAGCAATTGAAGAAGAATTTGTCGGCGTTCTACGGTTATTAAATTACCAAAACATGGCCACTGATACGTTCCGTAGATTTTATGTTGATGGTAGACTTTTTTATCACGTAATCATTGACGAAAAGAACCCAACTCTAGGTGTTCAGGCACTTAGATACATCGACCCACGCAAGATTCGCAAAATTCGTGAAGTTAAGAAAGAAAAAGAGGGCACAACATCCGTAGATATTGTTCAGACAGTAAATGAATACTATATCTACAACGATAAAGTGGTGTCAGGGTCTTCTTCTAGTTATGGACCGGTTGGTGTGAGAATTGCTAAAGATGCAATCGTCAACATTAATTCAGGGCTAATGGATTCACGTAGAGCAGCGGTACTATCGTATTTACATAAAGCTATTAAACCATTAAACCAGTTGCGAATGATTGAAGATGCAACCGTTATCTATCGTATCTCCCGTGCGCCAGAACGTAGAATTTTCTACATTGACGTTGGTAATTTACCAAAGTTAAAAGCGGAACAATACCTCCGCGACATTATGGTCAAGTACAAAAATAAACTTGTATATGATGCACAAACAGGTGAGATTCGTGATGACCGTAAACACCTCTCAATGATGGAAGACTTTTGGTTACCTCGCCGTGAAGGTGGAAAGGGTACCGAAATCACTACACTACCTGGCGGACAAAATCTTGGTGAATTGGAAGACGTAAAGTATTTCGAAAAAAAATTATATAAGTCTCTTAACGTACCAGTTTCTCGTTTAGATCCAAATCAATCAGGATTCTCTTTAGGCCGTGTTGGTGAAATTTCTCGGGACGAAGTTAAATTTGGTAAGTTTGTCGACCGTCAACGTCAAAAGTTCTCTGAAATTTTTGGGCAAGTTCTCCGTGTACAATGTGTTCTTAAAGGTATCTGTACTGCTGATGAATTCGACGAATTTAAAGAGCATATCTATTACGACTTTATTAAAGACAATAATTTTGCTGAACTTAAAGAAGCAGAATTGGTACGTGAACGATTGTCGCTATTGGGTTCAGTTGATCCATATGTTGGTCGCTACTACTCAATGGAATGGATTCAACGTAACGTACTGCGTCTAACAGACGAGGATATGAAGCTGATGCGTAAACAAATTGATACCGAAAAGGCTGCTGGCTTAATTATGGACCCAATGGAAATTGCACAGCAGGGACAACAAGAGTTAACGAATCCTGATGGTGCTGGATCAAGCGGAGGTGCATCAGGAGCGGCGCCAGCGGATACTACACCAGCAGCACCTACCCCAGCTTCATCGGCGGTTAAAGGCGATTTAAGTTTGAAAGAGTCTTATTCACCATCGTTGCGTATGATTCAACGTTTGATATAAATATTTAATTGTTATTGGAGTTTAAAATGGAAAATGAAAATATTAAAGCTGTAGTAGATCACGGATTTAATGATGATGCAGTAAACATGAAAGCAGCACTATATGACGCAATTAATGATAAGATTTTTGCCGCTATTGAGCAACGCAAAGAAGTTGTGGCTCAAAGTTTAGTTTCACAAAACGAACCGGAATAATGAAAAGTTTAAAAGATTTTCTTCAGAAAACCATTAAAGAGGACGGCGCTCCCGACCTCAATGGAGATGGTTTTCTTTCACCTGAAGAACTTCACAAACACCTAGACATACAAGATCGTGGTGTTGTTGATATGGGTGATTATGCTGCACACGTACTTTTTCATGCACATCATCCAGAATACTTAACAAAAGTCACCGAAACATTTAATGATGTTCAACGTAGACATGCTGCGGGAGAAGAAGTTTCAAAAGATGATCCATTTATGAACAAGATGAAAGTGAATTGTGCCCTTAATGCATCTTCATATCCAGTATATGAAGGTAGAACGGGCAGAAACCATGAATTGGATCCACCAGCAGTTTTGATTATGCGAAGAAAATCTGTAAGACAATTTCCAAACGGTCAACGAGTTGCACTCTATTATGTGGATAAAATTAATAAATATGTAACAGTGCCATATGAAGATATGCAGTGGTCTACTTCCGAAGAAACGGTCTTAGACAAGGTTACGCAAGTTTTCGAAAGTAAAAATAAAATGTTTGTTGAACATCTCGACGGTTCAACTTCGGAGATTACACCACAAATTGCGAGACAAATGGTGGAACTTTATAAAAAAATTAATGAGGCTAATAAAGCAAAGATGGCTGATATGTTAGAAGCATCTGCAAAACATTTTCAAACAATCGCGAAGTTTTCTAAGGAATAAAAATGGCAAATGTATTTGGAATTAATGTACTAAAAGACGATACACAACATGTTGTTATTAAATTAACGGCTAGATTTGACGGCTCAGGTCAAGAAGCAAATACAGGACGTATTGTTGCCAACACACTATCTGGTGCTTTAGCAACTAATAGTTATCTTGTGGCTAACACACAAGGTGGTTCTGCAAATACTACATTACCATATTATGGTTTGGCTATAAATCGTCTGTGGTATGATTGCTCTACATCTGCAAACGCTGATGTAGACTTATTTTGGTCCGCAACGGCATCAAACACAGCATTCTTCTTGAATGGTAATGGTGAGTATGATGGTGCTGGTAACTGGCTTACAATTCCAAATCCAACAGCAGGTGCAGCAGGTTCAAACGGTAATATGGGTATCATCACACGCGGTATGTCGAACGGAGACAGTTACACAATTATTTTGGAACTACGTAAAGATAATGCATATTATCAACGCGGGCAGTTCAATGATCCAGCAGCATTCAACTATGGAGATTATGGACTAAAACCATAACATTCAAATGAAATTAATCAAAGAAATTAATGAAACGGTTAATTATTTAACCGAAGATAAAGACGGTAAGAAAATTCTTCACATCGAAGGACCCTTTCTTGTTGCAGAAAAGAAAAACAAAAACGGTCGTATATATGAGTTCAATACTCTGAGAAAAGAAGTACACCGTTACACAGAAGATTATATCAATAAAAATCGTGCATTCGGTGAATTAGGGCATCCTGATTCTCCAACAATCAACCTTGACCGAGTTTCTCACATGATCACAGGATTAAGAGAAGAAGGAAATCATTGGATTGGTAAAGCAAAGATTCTTGATACACCAATGGGTAACATTGCAAAAAATCTTGTCGAAGGTGGAGCACAATTAGGTGTTTCTTCTCGCGGCATGGGTTCACTTAAAATGGTCAACGGAGTTAACGTTGTTCAACCCGATTTCTATCTAGCCACAGCGGCAGATATTGTAGCTGATCCATCAGCACCAGGCGCTTTTGTGCATGGTATTATGGAGGGTAAAGAATGGATGTTAGTAAATGGAATATGGACCGAACAAAATCAAGAACAAGCTATTGTTGCAGTTAAAAGAGCATCTAGCAAAGATA